TAGCACTCTCACGCTACCAATGGAAATGGTCCAACATATCGAGGGACCTCAGAACTAAGTTCCCTCGCGTTGCGGGTTCCACCGCGGATTTGCGACGCAATCGGATAGGGAAGCCAAAGCCCCCGTCTAAGACGGAGCGCACGGAAGTCGGACACCACTTGAGAGAGTGGTGTTTTCGGACCGTACGCAACCCCCGAGGGGGCAGGCAACTTCAACTTCCCTGGTTTCATCGCCTTCGGTATACACGGCCGATACCTTCCTCCTCGGGACCAATACACTTTATGGGTTTGTATTGCTACAAACTTATTGAGTTCCGAGTAAGATACGAGCTCACATCCGTCAGGAGCAGGACACTGATCACTCGTTGTAAAGCGATCAGTGGCGCCCTGAAGTTGAGAGCGTATCTGCACAAACTTCCGCGGGTCGGAAGGTGCGAAGAAAGTATCAATGCGTGTAACGTACTTGTAAGGGTTAACCTTGCTATCGTTGAGCAAGGTGTACAAAGATGCCCGTACGGGCTTGGGAATCGAGCGCATCCCTTTCGAAGGATGCCCAAGTCCACCGAGAGCTGCAGGAAGCTCAGGTGGTCTCCCCAAACGCCGAGCCTTGGCTCGTACATCTTTGCACAGGACTCGGGCCACACGACGCAGTGCCGACCACTGTGTCGCATCGTGTTTAACATTTGTGCCCTTGTCCATAACCCCATAACCGTCACGCTGGAATTGCTTAAGATGATGTGGGTTGAAGAACCTGACATGGGTACAGCCAAGTCCGAAGATTTCACAGAAGGTGAAACCGCGGGTCCCATAGAAAGACTTCATCTCATGCAATCCGGAACCGACACTCGTCACACGAGACGAGTATCGGGTTATCGCCACTGGTCTGCAAGCACTCACGACGTCATCTCCTACGATGCGCGTCATAACACCCAAAGGCCTGCAGGCCCATCCGTTAATGAGGGAGAGGATCGTGAAGGACAAAGGAGTCCCCATAAGACATCCCCGGAGCATAGGGATGTTCACGAACTTCACACCTTCGATCTCATAAACGGACCAACGAGTGGCGATCTCCTCAAGTTTGTCATCTGGGAAAGCGGACAGACGGTATCGAACATAATGTCTACTGGGCCCAACACCAAGGGATTGAGCGGCAGCCAACGCCCAGGACTCTCCAAGTCCTGCACGCTCAAGACCGCGGACAACGGCCTTGATGGCATTGTGATAGAAACC